ATGCAGGAGGGGGGTGGCTTTTCTGCGGACCCCCCCTTGTGTCGCATTTGTGTGCCAGTGCTGTTTATGCATCACGAGAGAATTCAAAAATTTAAGAAACATTTTCTTTGTTCCAAAAGATATACTCATCTTCAGAAACTTCTCGCTTGACTTTTCGATAAATATTCAAAAAATCATATAGTACAATTTCATCAACGGCGCGTTCAATTTCCCTTTCATTCTCTTCGTTTGAAAGTTGATCAGAAGTTTTTGCAATTCGAGCCAAATAAGCACATGAATTGTATCCTTTTTCAATATCAAACAAGAACCAACTTATAAAATCATCAAAAGGATCGAAAGGATTGTCGACCGTTGTTAACATACATCGCTGCATGAGACAATCTCCTTTCACTATTCGTTATGAATCGGATGTAAACAAAAGCGCAAATCGGTTCTGCATTTAGGAATATTTATTCACTGTAGACACAGAGCATCCAATAAATCGGGCTATTTGATCGTTAGTGTAACCTGAAGCTTTAAAAGCTTTTATTCTAGCTTTCTTTGCTTCAGAAAGTTCTCTTGTAGCTCGAGGCATAGCTCTCTCTTTAAGCTCATTTTTATCTGCAAATTTGGCAATCTGCTGAAGCATACTCTTACTAATAGCGCCAGCTTGTATTGCTTCCCACTCACGATCTGTGAAAGTGATAGGTCTACGAGCAGCGCCAACTCTTATTCTTGCTTCGGTAAGAGCAACTTGACTAGCTTTCTTTATCTCGCCGCTGCTCATTCCAGGATTCTCTTCTCTTTTTGCTTTGACCACAGAATTCGCAATAAGCTGGGCTTGTCTTTCTCTAGGCGCATTAAGAAGAGCAAGATTAAGCTGGGAGTCGAGGGAATCAACTTCTTTCTTGTACACTTTATGTGCCGAGGCGCTATACGGTATTTCTTTTGTTGCTAGATACTCTTTGCGAGCTGTGTTCGCCAGGGCTTTCATTTTATTAGCATACTCTGCATATGCTCTTTCCTGTGAAGTGTCGGCTTTTGATACAAGCGTGTAAGCATCGCTAGTCTCTTCCATTTGGCGACTCTTTTGCATTCTGGTTATAGTTTTCCCAGTTTTCTTGTCAACATACGTTAACTTTTCTGGAGACGCTGTCTTGTATGAAAGGGACCCGTCCTCATTTATAATAGGAGACCCTTGTCTCTTAGGTACAGATACCTGGGACTTAGCTCGAGATATAAGGGTTGCAGCTCCCTCATGATACCGACCGTCTTCCCCTATATGACCCTGATATTTTCTTTTTAAAGCGGCGATATCGTTCTCTTTCTCGCTCCTCTTGTAGTCCAGATTGTGCTTCTCTGCGTCAATGACTACCATACTATGCTTAACCGCTTTGGCTTTCTCTTCGTCAGTAGCGCCAAGCAATGTCATATCAGTTATAAGATTTGAAATCTTCCCCATCTCCAGCTGGGTCGCTTTCATTCTCTTATACGGCCTATCTGTACTATCCGGTCCATATTCAATTTTAGGATCGAATCCTTCGAGATCGGTAAGCGGTGGCGTGCTGACGATCTTGGTCTTTCCCCCAGTAGGTATAACCATGACTGTGTCACCATCAAAGTCAGCCCCAGAAAGTCTGTCTGCAACTTTCTTGCTGATTCCTATGGCATCTTTCGGGGATGTGCCAATAACCTTCTTGCCTTCCGAAATCTTATTATTAACCGTCAAGATAGGTATTTCGAACGTGCCACCATGGGGATAACGAATAAGAGCGACTTTTTCGCCATCCCTGTAGTTTGGAGCGTATACCTGATTATCCGATATAGAAGTCAGAGGAAGAATAACCTGATATTTCTGTCTAGGCAGAGCTGCCGCTTGAAGGTGCAAAGCTGCTGAATCGCATTCTTCAGCAAACGTATAGAGCATCTGTTTCTTAATCGTCGGATTCGTCAAGCTCATAATCGTCTCAAACTCTTCGTTTTTATCAGCCATGGCAAGATTGAGCTGACGATTAATCAACGGCATTGGCTGCTTTGCCAGAAACTGAGAAGGTAGGTGATCGCTCCAATCGCCCCAGTCGCCTTCTTCTGCTCGTTTATTGATTAGAGACAGGTGCTCTTTGCCATCAGCACCAATATAATAACTCTGACCACCATGCTCTTTGATCAATGAGCCAAAAGGATTATCCGGATCTGTGCTAATCGGTTTAAGAACGCTATGATTCTTATCTGTGCCGAGAGCAGGAGTTCCCTCTTTCTTGTTCGTGTTAAACCGAACGTCGATACCATCAGGAAGATCGTCGGCATATACTGCCATGCCCTTCAAATAATGGGTACCATCAACAAGGATTCTTACCTGAGCGTAATGTGATTCGCCGAGAGACAGATCGGGCACACCTCTTCTGATCTCTATTACGCCTTCCTTAAGCTCTCCTCCCTGTTCTGCATAAACAATTTGCAGTCTCTTTGAATCCATGGATGACGGATACTCGAAAGCTTTTCGCACTTTAGTGCCATCATCAACCAATATTTTGTCATATTCAGTGACAGAGTGGACATTCTCGAAGTTGTAGATCTCTTTATGCTCTGTTCCAGGAGGACAAAGAACTTTGATGTTTGTCTGTTTACCCTTATTTGTCACCTGAGGAACACCGCCACCATAGGTCTCATATCCTTCTTCTGAAAGAAGCTGCAATGCCTGATTCAGTTTCTCTCTGGAAACATTGAGTTCTCTTTCAACGCCATTACCGACATCGATCATGCCCTTCTCATCGACCATCTGTTTCAGATGAGCAGCAGTAACTTTAGCCTGGTTCATACGTTTCTTTGTGTTCTCGTTAAGAAGCGATCTGACCGAAGAGTCGTTGGCAAATCCCATTTTCTCAGCAATCTCATTAAGAGAGTTCCCTTCGGCTCTAAGTTCCTGAGCCTTGGCCACCAGAGAAGCTCTACGTTCGGCTTTTGCTAAGCTGAGCTGAGCTCTTAACTGTGTGGTTTTCATGCCCATGGCCTCAGCGATCTCTGTTTCTTTCATTCCTTCCTTCTGAAGGCTTTCGTATCTACTCAAAAGATCGCCATAGCGCTGATTCGGATTCTCTCCAGAACCGAGCGGATATCTTCCAGAACCTCTTCCGGGAGCACCATCAAGCTTACTGACTCCATAATGCATTAAAATATCTTCTGCGATCGGATTCATACCTGATAGTCCTCCTTCTTAATGGTGCTTATGATTCTGTCAAATGTAATAATCTTGTCCATGATCGGCGCGATCTCATCAACTGTAGGTGTTGCAACGAGAACATCGTCGTTCTGATAGATTCTTAGTTCAATTCCAATGTCGCCGGGTTTCGCGTTATACTCGAGACAGAAAAGAGCTGCATACACCATGAGCTGTTCCATATGAGTAGGAGTTACACCGGTTTTAAGATCATGTATTCTGAGTTGATCTTTTCTAAACGCAATTGAATCCGCAGTACCAAAACAATTCTCCGAATAATACAAAACCTGCTCTGGCACCATGCTAAATCCGATAGCATCGTTTACGTACATGTTGAGTGTCTGTCGCGACCTCGGAAGCTTCTGCCCAAGTCTGATACATTGAGCCGCAAAGTCGTGCAACATTGTTCCTCTTTGGGCGGCAAGAAAGTTCTTATAAGCTTCAGCTACTTTATCATCAGAGTAGTTAATCCAGTGATACTTACTTGCGCCTAGGAACGCGTGCTGTCCTACGAGGTTTGAATGCTTGTTGAAGATCATGTAGAACCTCCTCTTTGTTTTCGGGACAAATGAACCTTGAGAATGACATGCTGTCCATGAGCCCCACATAATGTTCCTGATTCGGTCTTTTCTTTGCACGGGAACTTTTCTTACACTCCAAGGTGGCCCACTTGTTTTCATACAAAACTAAGAGGTCAGGTATTCCCTGTATATAACCCGAATCGAGCTTCATCACCATGCAGCCTTCGAACCTCTCTTTTAGTTCTTTGATTAGAGCCGCCTGAAAGTCTCGTTCAAGCTTTGAACCATGAGCCATACTGTTCCTCCTGTTTTTGCAAACAAAAAAGAGAGTGTTATAAAATCGCAAAAGTCGCGTTTATAACTCTCTCTTCTCATAAAAGGACATGAAAAATTCGCGAACAAGAAAAAAGCCAAAAGAAAGAGTCCGTGTTAGACTCAATCTTCTAATAAGCTTCAATCACAAGTTATTTTTGTCATAAAAGACCATGCTTATTTAGCGCACAAAAATAGAGCCCTGTAAAAGGCTCTAAAAACTTAGTCGTCAAGTTCGTTGAATTCCTCGTCGTAATACTCGTCACCATCTTCATCATCATCATACTCACCAGTGACTTCCTCTTCAAGCGGATAGTCTTCATCTTCTTCCGCTTCTTCTTCAAGATCTCTTGAGTCGCCACAATTAGTACATACGAGGAAACGCTCCCATTTGTCTTCCCATTCCATTTCGCAGCCGCATGTCTTACAAAAATAACCTGTGCTCATCTTGTCATCAGCCACCTCCTTTGTCTAACTATATCACGGCGGTGAACGTCCAACAACCATGAACGTCACCCAGAAACTATTTAATCCACTTTGCCCGCCTCCAGTTACGATCAAACTCAATCCAATGACCATCCTTCATAAACACAACAATAGAATCGTGATATTGCGGTTTGTATCCGATTGCATCTTTCTTAAGCCTTGGATACTGTTTTCTGAACATCGTATAAATTTTACTCCAGTGATCTCCTCTAGCCATGATAACCTCCTTGAAAGCGAGGGGATGAAAATTTTGGCCTGGAGGGGCGCGTTCTATAAAATGTAGATTTAAATCGCATTTATATATAATAAAATTTTTTTATCACATTAATAAGAAAAAAATCTACAAAAAGTAGAGCGACACCCCGCGAAGCCTTGATTTTACTGGGTTTTTCAAAAAAAATTTGTCTACTTTTTGTTCAATGTAGATCTAAAAAGTGTGAACATTCTGTGAACATTCTGTGAACACGAACACATTTTTTAAAAACTGCCGAAAAAAAGTAGAAAAAAGTAGTTCACATGTGCAGCGATTTTTTGTCTGATTTTGACCAAAAATTGCTCATAATCCTGCCATAATCAGCCCCGCAAACAGGACAAATATCGCCTCCCTGCACCGAAATCCATCCTTCAGGACACTCAAAATCCGGCTCGTCAGACTCCAAAAACACTACTTTTCCGCACCTGTCACAGCACAAAATCCTACCAATTTTGACCATGAATTACCTCCATCAGATAGTTTCTGAATACTTTTCTTTCCATGCTTTAGTTCTTTGCAGGCTTTTGACAAGCTTATCGCTAGCTCGATCAATAATTTCTTCCTTATGTTCGGCAAGAAAATCCTGAATCTTTGCTTCAACTTTACTGTCCAACGAACTCCAGTTTCTTTCTCTTGTTCCGTTGTTCCATGGATTTCCATACGAAAACGGTGCGATATGGTCTAATATGAGATTATTAATCCTATTATCAAGATCGTTTTCTACTGCTTTCTGAGCCGTTTTTCTGACCGCTTCATCATCAAAATCAAATGCGATATTTATTATATGCTGCATATTTCACCTCCACACACGACCGTTTCTCTTGTCACGAAGCACAATTCTGCTCTCAACTTTGAACCCGGCAAGGTCACAAAGCTCGAAAATCATCTTCAAAAGTCTCTTATGACGTCCGTACTCTTCGTTACATTTATCTACATAATCACCGCTCATCTGCAGATTCTCCCTCTTTTTTAGCCCACTCGTGAGTCACGATACTGTGACAAAAATCCTGTACAGCCTTATATTCTTCCTCGCTGTTGGTATAGAATTTCACCTCATACTCACCATTCTCGTTTGTGCTCTTAGCTACAAATCCCGCCATTATTCTCCCTCTCTTTCTCTCTCGTCCATGGCAATCTCTTTCACGTTGTTCTTGTGCATACGATTACCGAGACACCAGTCACAGCCGCCATGATTACGACAAGTTTTGTCGACCTTTTTTGCTCCGCGATACGGTTTTCTGTGTTCCTTGTGATGAAGTATTCCTTTTTCGAGACTCATGCATTTTCTCCTTTCTGAACTTGTCCGGGAAGCACCAAATATCCAAATCTTTTTGCATTAAGTCAAATTCTTCCTGCGAATATTTGGACTTAAATACAGTTACTCCGGTATATACCATGAGATAACCGAAGCTGATGACCGCTAAGACTACCGATGAAACCGGCAAAGTCTCACTGATCTCAATGTTACCCATGGCGCCAACAAGCAGAACCAAAGCTACAAATCCAAGAATTACCCATCGATCTTCCTTCATTATGCATACTCCCTTTCATTCGCTTCATTTCTCTGTACCGCATTCGCGGGATTATTCACTTCGTTCATCAATAAAAAGCAGGGACAGACTCCAGATGAGCTAGAACAGCTTCTGGACCATCGTCCCCGCTAATGTCAATCAGTATGCTCCTGTGCCCAGGTTTTCTTCTTATATAGATGACCTCGTCTGGCTCTACAAACTCGAGATCAACTACCGAGTACAACTCCCGATCCATCAATATTTGATCCAGCATTTTCTGTATCGGTGACATCATTATCCTCCCCTGATAATAAGTCATCTATTTCATCGTCACTAAGTCCAAGATAAGCATCGCAAAGGGTATTGACCGACTCTAAAAGTGTGTCAATTACCTTTTGCTGATTCTTGATGACATTCTGCTGTTTCTCTAAAATCTTGACTATATCCTCCATGAAAAGAATTGTCTCTTTTTCAAAAGGATTGCTAGCCTTATGTTTAAAGTTCGTCCATTTCCTTGTATCAGTTATCAAGTTTTACACCCAATTCCTTTCTTAATCTGTCGAGAATCGACTGCGCTATAGCCCGGCAACGTCTGTCATGAGCACAGCATACATAGGTATCCACACCATCCAAATTCGAAGTCTGCCTTTCACAATACGGCTCAAACTCCGGACAATCTTGACAGTATTTAGCCACGTTTACTTCAATCATTCTTCTCTCCTTTTCGCATCAGCACAGTAAAAATTATTCCCGTCCCCATGATGACTTAAATCACATGAACTAAGATTGAAATACTCGATACCATTATATATTTCTCGATGCCAATACTTGCAGTCCGAGCAATGAACGATATCTGGCTGTACCTCGATGTTAGGAGCTTCACAAATCGCCTCACAAACATCAACCACATCGGGTTTCCAACGGCAATATGGTGTATCGTGTTGTTCGCACACGCTACAATCTTTACCGATACCTAATTTCTTCATCAGTGCATCTGCATCAATCGGTCTCATTTTTTCTGCCTTTCTGCATTATTAGCCTCATTTTCCATCGCAGACAAAATATGTTGCATATCTGACGCACTAACAGTTAAATCGTGTCCCCATGACAATTTGAGTCTATAACGAGGATCATAATCGGGTGATGTACCATCATAAACAAAACTAATGATATGTTTCGTATCAACGGCTCCAGTAATTGCACCATCTTTATCTATTAGCACATAAATCATTCTTCCCGCCTTTCTGCCTGATAGGGCGAAGGTAACGGCATCCATGCAAGTACGTCATCGTCATCAAGTTTTCCAAATAACATATCGTTCCATTCTTCTTTTCCGCTTCGTGGGTCGTGTGATCTATGTGCCGTATACACGTTTGGGAGATTTGATCTAAAAC